TATATAGTGCCTTGATATAGTAGTAATTTAAATATTATGAATTTGACAGAAGGAACACCACATATACTAGGACGCAAGTCAAGAATAAAAGAACTTAACCGTTATTATATAGTATATATTTTAATGTAACATTAAAATATAGTTTGAAATTAATTATTTAATTTAATTAAATAATTAAAAATAAATATCTACTTTAAATATAAAAACCGTCAAATAAGTTCAAGGCTTTAAAAAGCTCTTTTAGGTTTATCATTTAATAAACACACCTGTTTATTTAAGGATATGCCTAATAATTTAAACTATCATTACAATGTAAATGTAGGCTTACTTTACTTAAATTATGTTTCATATCAATACTCAAATAATCAATAATATGTTTAAAGTCACTGAAACTCATTTTACCACACGTATCAGATATACATACTTCATCAATAGCATCAATATTTAAATATTCATATAATTCATTTACAATGATATCATTATCAATTTGACCTGAAATAGGACAATGTGATATACAAGAAATATATACTTTTACATTATTAAAATTATTTTGATTTATTAAATTATTAGATTTATTTACTGCTTTTATAATATTAGTACGTGTTTCATAAAGTGATAATCTAACATTTTTTTTTTGAAATTTATTAGAAACAGATGACATAATTGAAATATTTTTAACATTTAAATTTGCTGCCATTTCTAAATGTTTTTCAGTAGGTGGAACTAATAAGTAAAATAGTGGATTATATAAATTATTTTTTTTTATATAATGGTTAGTAGCGTGTTTATATAATTCGTGTGAATCTTTCATTTGTGGTAAAAATTTTGGTGATACTAATGAACCAATTTCTAAAGAATCGGGTTTATAGGTATCTATTATTCTATCTAACATTATTTTTTTATGTTTTAATGTGTATGTATGAGGTAGGGATTGTAATCCATCTCGCATAGATACATCAAAAAATTTAATGTATGGCATTGATTTTTTAAAAGATGATATTAAATAAGACATTTTTTACTTTATAATTTATTTTAACTTTAATGTTAATTTTAATTTTATTATTAAAATTAGTTTTATAAAAATATTAATATTAATAGTTTTTAAATTAAAATATTAACATTAATATTTTAAGAATAAAAATAAATTAAAAAAGTAGAAAAAGTAGAAAAAATAGAAAAAATAGAAAAAATAGAAAAAAATTGATATATATATATATATGTTTTAATATTAAAAACAATAATTGAATATTTGTATATTCATTCACAGAAATGGAAAATACAGACTCAAATGCATCTAACAAAAAATCTAACTCGTGTGAAAACACCTGTAGTAAACACAACCAACTACGTACTATAAATTATAGGTCATATGGTATGTCATATATTGCTGGCACATATTTTGAATGTGTTTGTAAATGTGATTATTGTAGTGCGCGAGAAAAAGCGTTCAATGATTCAATGGATGCTTACACTGCTGATTATAACAAAAATCGTTAAAAAAAGATAAAATGGTTAATATAAATATATATAAATTTAATTTATTATATTTTTTTTATATTTAATAATTTAAAAATGATTCACATTCATTTAAAAAATCACAAAAATCTGTTTTATTAATTTGAATATATTCAAAAAATTCATCAAGATTATTATTTTTATAGTGTATTTCATTTTCACAGTCATCAGTAATAGTATCTATATCTTTATACTAAAAATCTCTATATTCTGTTTCATTAGCAAATTTAGTATAGTCTATTCTAATTTTTATAATGACTATTAGGCTTATTCTAATATTTATATTTTATAACTTATTTTTAGAAAATATAAAAATATAAAATATAAATTATTAAATAAATAAATTATATATAAATAAATTATATATATATATACATAAATAAAAATAAAAAATAAAATAAATATGAAACAAAATAGTGTATCTAGAAAGAATTTTAAAAACACTAATAAAACTAAAGGAATTACTAATAAAACCAAAAAGAAAAGGACTAAACATAATAAATCTACTATAATAAATAAAAAAATAATAAATAATACTAATAGAAACTATACTTTATCTGAAGTTATAGATAATACTAGTTATACACATTTTAAATCTCTAATAAACAACTCACCAGATTTATGTAAAGGACAAACCGTAGATGGTAAATGTTATAAAATTAGAAAATCACTATTAAAAGATATGAAAGCATTAAAAAAAGATAAACATTATAGAATTTTATATATTCATAATAATAAAGAGGTCATTGCTTATATATCAACTAAATTATATTCTAAAGATGGTGGATTTATGTTTATTCATAAACTATGTTCTAAAGCAGGAACAGGCTTAGGTAAAAAACTTATGAAACTTATTCTAGATGATGCTAAAAACAATTATGAAAAATTAAAAATTACTTATTTATCTTTAACAACACAAAATCTTGATATTGTAAGTTATTATAAACAATTTAATCCAACACGAATTATAGAAGTAGATACACCAGGGTCAAAAGCAGAAACACCAGAAAAATGTGCGTATATGATATGGCAACTTAGTCCTAATATGCCTCATTTAAATTATAATGGGCTTATCCTCAAATAAATAAGTGTAGTTTGTTAGTGTATTTTTGAGTTTGTTGATTTGTTATACTTATTTTATTTATTTTACTTTTTTATAAAATATATTATTGTTAAACAAAATAAAAAAATATAATAAATTTTTATTATTATTTACATTATATTAATTAATATTTATTTTAATTAATAGTTTAGTTTATTCATTTTTAAAAATAGTTTGACATTTTCGCAAAAACCAAACAATACTACTATCAAGTTTTGCATTTGGATCGCACGCATTACAAATTATATTAATTTCATATGCTTCAGTAAACATAAATCCATTTGGTTCATCAAAATTTTTAACCCATTGTTTTAAATTATTATTTTTATTGAAAAAATTAAGAAAATTATCTAATATAAGTTGTTGTTCATTTTGATTTTGATTATCATTATTAACTACAGAAACCATTTTTATAGTTTTTAGATATACTATTTTCTTATTAATGATACATATATATATATATATATATATATAATTTAAAAATCAATTTTTTATTAAGTATTTTATTTTAGTGCTATTAATAAATTATAAATAAATTTTAAAATAATATAGTATTAAATAATAATATAAATATAATTTTATTTTAAAAATAAAATTTAAATACATTATATTTAATTAGAAATACACTATAAAAAAATAAACCACTCTTATTTATTAGATGATAAGCCCACTATAGTGTGTTAGTTTTATATTAATTATTTTTTATTACTTTAAAATTGATTTTTAATTAATATTAAAATTGATTTAAAAAATTAATAATTATAACATAAAAAATAATATTATAATTAAAATTTAAAAATGTCTGATTTTGAATATGAATACAATAGTGATAACAATAGTGAGTATTTTGATTATGATGATTATAGTTATGATGATGTTAATAATGATAATGAAAAGAACAATGTAATTATTGATATGGATAGTGATAGTAATGATAATTGTAATTATGATAATAAAAAAAAAACATCTATTATAAATAATTTAATTCCAATCTCAACTACATTTGAATCATTAATTTCAACTAATAATAGTGTAAATACAAGAGATGCTGATAGTGATGATGATGATAATGATAATGATAATATTAATATGACTAGTAAAAATAGTAAAACTAAACGTAAAAAGATCCAAGTAAAGACTTCTAAAAAAAAAGGAATTATTGTAGAAGAAACTAAAGAAACTAAAGAACCTAAAGAACCTAAAGAACCTAAAGAACCTAAAGAACCTAAAGAAACTAAGGAACCTAAAGAACCTAAAGAACCTAAAGAACCTAAAGAAACTAAGGAAACTAAAGAACCTAAAGAACCTAAAGAACCTAAAGAACCTAAAGAACCTAAAGAACCTAAAGAACCTAAAAAAGGTGAGAAAATAGAAAAAAAAGAGATTAAATTAACAAAAAAAGAGCAAAATTTTGAATTTAATGAAGAAACAATAGATTTTTATACTAAAGATTTATATTTTAAAAAAATTCTTATTAAAAACTCTTCATTTACAAATGATGTAGCAGTTATTTGTTTATTATTAAAACATAAACTTATTACAGATTATTGTTGTTCTACTAAAAAATGTAAAGTTAAAAACGTATGGATAGATAATCCAATCCAACTTATTCTACATCGAAAAAACAATATACAAAATGATTTATCAAGTTTTAATTTAGAATTAATATGTGGTAATTGTTATTTATGTATGTATGGTCTAGATATATTTAAAAAAAAAGAAAAAGAAATTATATTTAAATGTGAAAAGTGTGGCTTTCCATTAGTTAAATTTAATAACCCACGTAAAAAAAAAGGTATTTGTTTATCGTGTGAAAAGAAAATGAGTAAAGTCTTTACCGAAAATATAGATGCTAAATTTTATACTAATATACAAGGATTATATAATGATAATCCATTATTAAGTGAATCAAATAAAGAGCAAAATTATTATAAAAATATTGGTAAATATAAAACTACAACAACGTATAAAAAACCAAATACATATACTCCATCTATAGACTCTAAAAATGATACTCCTAAAGAAACAATTATATTAAATATGACAACCCCAAATTTAGATGATTTATTAAATTAATTATTATTAAATTAATTGTTATTTAGTTAATGAATAGTGTTATTTAGTTAATGAATTTATTGTTATTTACTTAATTATTTTTTTGTATTTTAATTATTGTTACGTTTAATATACAATATAAACAATATATTAAAATATTAGTATTAAATATAATAAAACATTAATAAAACTAATAAAAACTAATAAAAACTACCAAATACTAATAAAAATTAATAAAAATTAATAAAAACTAACTATATTAAAATAACTATAAAAATGGCAAATTTAAATTTAAAAAAATTTGATATGAGTAAAATTGGAAATGGTAGTATTGTGGTTATGATTGGTAAACGTAATACAGGTAAAAGTTTTTTAGTAAAAGATTTATTATATTATAAGCGTGATATTCCAATAGGAACTGTTATATCAGCAACTGAAGGTTCTAATAGGTTTTATGGTGATTTAATGCCTAGTCTTTTTATACACGAAGAATTTAGTCCTGAAATAGTAGCAAATTTAGTAAAGAGACAAAAAATAGTAGTTAGTAAAATGAAACAACAAGAAGTAATGTATGGTAGAAGTAATATTGACCCTTTTGCTTATTTAATTCTAGATGATTTAATGTATGATGCTAATAATTGGATTAAAGATACAACTATTAAACAAATATTTATGAATGGTAGGCATTTTAAACTCTTATTTTTAATTACTATGCAGTTCTCGTTAGGTATTCCACCCGCATTAAGAGGTAATGTAGATTATGTATTTATTCTTCGTGAAAATTATGTTTCAAATCGCAAACGTTTATATGAACATTATGCGGGTATGTTTCCTACCTTTGAAATATTCTGTCAAGTTATGAACCAATGTACTGAAAATTATGAATGTTTAGTCATAGATAATACCTGTAAAAGTAATAAATTAGAAGATATGGTATATTGGTATAAGGCTGATAATCATCAACCTTTTAAAATGGGTGCTCCTGAATTTTGGCAACATCATAGTAATAATTATACAGAACAAAATCAAGAGTCTGACGAAGTTGATATTACAAAAATAAGAAAAAAAAATTCATTAAATATAAATGTTAAAAAAACATATTAAATTAGTATTTATATTAATTTAATTTTTATTTTTATTATAATGTGCTTATCCTTAAATAAATGAGTTTAGTTTAGTTTTTTATAATGATATAAGTATGTATTTTATATTTTATTTCAAAAATAAAATTATATTTATATTATTATTTAATACCTGAACGTTATAGAAGAGGTATTAATATAGATTAATAAAAGAACTTAACAGTTATTATATAGTATATATTTTATTGTAATATTAAAATAGAGTTTGAAATTAATTATTTAATTTAATTAAATAATTAAAAATAAATATCTACTTTAAATATAATAACCGTCAAATAAGTTCAAGGCTTTTAAAAGCTTTTTTTGGCTTTATCAATTTATAAATACGTTCGTTTATTTAAGTATAAGACTAATAAAACAAATAATAAATGAGTACATTTAAAATACGTAGTGATGGTTTATTTGACCCTGAAGGTAAATATCCAAATCCATTAACAAATAAACCTTATTCTAAAATATATGCTACAAAAGCATTATCTAAAGAACCAAAAGGGTGGTCTTTATTAACAGCATATACAGATAGAATAAAAATATTAAAAAAAATACATAATAATAAAATTTTAATTGTTAGCTTACCTACTGGTGTTGGTAAAACAGTTATTATTCCTAAATTATTACTACATTATTTTGGTTATGAAAAAAAAATTATTGTTACAACACCACGTCAAGAAACTACATCAAGTCATGGTGAATGGGCTTCAATTTTATTAGATGTACCATTATTTCATTTAGATGATAAAGGTGATACACTAATAGATAAAAATAATACTAATAATGAATATAATGGTAAATATCCTACAGGTTTAAAAATTGTAGGTTATAAACACGGAGATGATAAACAACATTTTGATAAAAGAACAACAAAATTATTATTTACAACTGATGGTAGTGTTAAAGGAATGATTACTGGATCAGACCCCTATTTAGAAGATTATGGAGGTATTGTTATTGATGAAGTTCATGAACGTTCTTTAGATATTGATACTGTAATTTCTTTAGTGGTAAATATTTTAAAAAAAAGACCTGATTTTAAAATTATTTTTATGAGTGCAACGATGGATATTTCTATTTTTGAAGATTATTTTAAAAGGATAGGATACGGTTATGATTATTCAATTTATTCATTACCTGAGGCTGAAACAACATATCCTATAGTTCATAAATTACAAACAAAAAAAGGTCCTAGTAATGCGATAGGCATAAGTATGATGGCTTATGATAAAGTATTAGAAATTATGAAAAAGATTGAAGATTCTAAAGATGCTGATGATAAAATTGGTAATATTTTAATTTTTTTAGCAAGTGAAAGTGATATTAAAACATTAATAAAAAAAATTAATAATAATATAAAAATTTTTCATAATGATAATAAACCTATGGTTTATAAACTAACGAGTAAAACAGATAAATCAGAAATTAATAATGCTACTGGAGAGGATGTGCCAAAAGGTTATGCTAGAAAAATTATTATTGCTACTCCTATGGCTGAAAGTAGTATTACATTTAAAGGTAATTTAAAATATATTATTGATTCAGGTATTGCTTATACAACATCTTTTGATGCTACACGTTATTGTTTTGTTAATGGTAAGAATTACATTACACAAGCAAATATTGGCCAACGATGTGGTAGAACAGGACGCACATGTGAAGGTGAATGTATTCAATTATATTCAAAAGACCAATTTGATAATTTTAATGAATTTACACAACCTAAAATATTAGAAGAAGATTTTACAAAAAATTTATTAAACTTACTTAAATTAAGAGAAAATGAAAACAATATACAAAAAACATTAAACTTCGTAAAAAATATGATAGAACCTTTTGGACATTTTAAAGATTATGTTAAAGTAGCATATTCTAATCTTAAAGAAATGGATTTTATAGACCCTAATGGTGATTTATCTAGTTTAGGTTTAATATGTAGTGATGGATTTGATAAATTTGATATTAAAATTGCAAAAATGATTATTTGTGGTCATTTTTTTAATTGTATAGAATATACTATTATTTTAGGAGCAATTTTACATCATGTAGTTAATTTAAGTGATATAATTATAGAATTACCAGATGAAGACAAACAAAATAAATTAAAACTTGAACATTATAATAAAACTATAAATAATTTAATTTATAGTGAAAGCGACCATATTACATTATTAATTATTGTTAATAATTATTTAAATGCTAAAGATCCATTTGCTTTTACAAAAAATAATTATTTAAATAATAAACTCCTTCTTGAAATTAAAAACACTAATATTAAATTAAGAGAATTAATTACAAAACAAGATTCAAAAACTAAAAAATATAAATTAGAAGAATTTTCAAAATTACAACAATTTAAAAATATTGGTAAATTTACTATGAATGGAGGATTTAAATTAAATAATAAAAACTTATTATATAATAAAAATGAAACTAGAACAGCTAATAAAGCAACTTTTTACAATAGCAAAACAAAGCATTATTTATTTACTAAAAATAATAACTATGTTGGAGGATTTTACTCTAAATCTACTAACTCAGGAAATGCTTTTATAAATAAAAAAACCAAAAATATCTTTAATAGACAAATCAAGACAAAGCGAACATCAAGCAAATTAAATAATGAAATAATGACTATAAATAAGTATAAAAAGATTTTTAAAACGATGAAAGGTGGAAAAACATATACTAATCCAAATGATAAGTTAAATGCTATGCGTAGAGTTAAGTATATGGATTTTTTTACATTAAATCAATTTAAAGAAAGAAACAAACTGGTACCAACAACACCTACCAAAACACCTGAAGATATTATTAACCATGTTATTGCTTGTTTATATTATGGATATAGCACTAATATTGCTTGTAATTCTGGTTTAAACAAAGAATATTTTGTAAAATTTAGTACTGTAAAAGGAACATTATTAGGTAATGACTCTAAATCATCATTTGATTATAAACCACCTAAAGATATTCCTGATTTTTTAATTTATAAAACATTTGTAATTACAAAAAATTTTGGTAAAGAAAAAAAACCAATTGGTAGTTTAACTTTAGTTACAAAGTTAGACCCTAATAAACATTTAAACTATTTTTTTGATTTACAAGAATTAAAAAATAAAGTTATTATAAGTATGAAATAATATATTATTAAATAATAATATAAACATAATTTTATTTTCAAAATAAAATTTAAACTACATTATATTTAATTAGTAATACACTATAAAAAACAAACTACGCTTATTTATTAGAGGATAAGCCTACTATAATTTTAATATTATTATTTATATATTATCTAATTAATTATTAATACTATTAAAACTAATATTAATATATTATTCTAACTCAATAATTTTATTATAACTCTATATTTATAAATAATGTCAAATACGGTTGAAACAAATCCTAATTTAAATTATCAAAATGATATTACACCTTCTTTTGATTTCATTGTAAAAGATATTGCTTTAAAAGCATTATTATTTTCAATGTTATTTTACATAATGAATTCTAACTTACTTCATAAATTATTACAATGTTTTGATAAATACCCTTTTATTGAAAAAAACTTTATACAATCTGTTTTATTTGGATTAGTATTTTACTTTATAAGTATTAATTTATAACTAAGTTTTTAGGAAAAACTTAACCAAAACTAAGTTTAAAAATAATTAAAAATATATAAAAATAATCAAAATTAATCTTCTTCCGCATTAGGTGCTAAACATAATCTTACAAATCCAAGACCAGCAATATCACAATGTAATACAATAGGATAGTCATTACGAATAAGAATACGAATATTAGATGAAAGATTAGAACATTTACTAAATTGAACTAAATGTTTTAATTTAAATACACCTTGAACAATTTCATCTGGATTATTTTGTTCAAATGACATACCATTTGAACTAGGTTTAATTTTAATTTCTTGAGAAGAGCATTCATTACAACCTTTAAAAATTAATTGATTACCAACACAAGTAATTTCTATTTTTTCACTAAATTGACTAATTTCACGGCATATTTTTTGAAAACGAGAACTTGACATAATAATAACACTTTTAAAACTAGGAGATGGAATATCACGACGTTGAACTGGAATATCAATTAAACTTTGAAAAATAGTATTGTTAATATTTTCTTCTTTATTATAACGTTCAATACCTAACCGATTGACGTTATCTTTTTCTACAAATAATCTTAATGTATCAGAATTTTCCATATTTTTTATAATTTTAAAAAAATGTTCTAGATTAACACCTAACACTATGGGTTGTTCGCATTTATAATCTTCAAAACTAGACTTATCTAATTTCAAATGTATTAATACAGTTCTACCTGAATCAATTGATAGTAATTTAATACCATCTTCGCTACATTCTAAATTACCTTCAGTTAATAAATCTTTAAGAAGTTCAGTAAGATATTTAATAGGAGGCGTTTTTGAAGTCCAAAGATGAAATACATATTTTGAAAAATCATTTGTTGTTGTTGAAACTAAATCACTATTAGTTTCAGTAGATGTTTTATTTTCTTCAGCCATTTTTTTTATTTATAGTATTGACTATAATTTATAATAATATTAATTAATTTTTAATTAATTTTTAATTAATTTTTAATTAATTTTTAATTAATTTTTAATTTACTTATGTATTATTTTTTTAAATTAATAAAAATGTTAGTTTTAAAATTATAAATCTTTTTTATTAGTTTTATTATTTTATTACTTTATAAAATATATTTTTTAAATAATAGCTTAATCTACTCTAAATAAATAGATTGTCATATAAGACACAAATGTAAGTAATATGAAATTTAAAAATACTCCAAGTAATGTTTCTGCTCTTATTAATCCTATAAAGGCGATTATTAGAAGAAATACAATACTAAGTAAAACATTAATACCATTCATTTTTAGTTTTATTCTTTATTAGTTTTTGGTTTAGTTTTACTTTAGTTTTTGCTAATTTTAAAGTATTATTAATTTAATAAAAGATAATAAATATGATAATTTAAATATATAAAAAATAAAAATAAAAATACAATAAAAATAAAAATAAAAATAAAAATACAATAAAAATAAAAATACAATAAAAATAAAAATACAATAAAAATAAAAATAAAAATAGAATACAAATAAAATTATTATCTTTAATTAAATAGTATTAATTTGTTAAACTACTATTATTACTATTATTATTACTTTTATTAAAAAATGTATTTTGTGAATTATTATTTAAGTTTTGTTTTTTTGTTTTATCTTTATCAATATTTTGCACGTGAGATTTATAAATAATTTTATCATTTGCTAAACAATACGTTTTTGGTATATCTAATTCATCAATATTTATTTCGTCTTTAAACCATAGTTTAATAATACTTGAATTTTTTTTAGGACTAATACTAACACCATTTATCAAATGATTTAAATTACCAAATTCTTTCATTATAAAATGACCTACACAATTAATCCAAGATTTATATGAGTTTTTCCTATCTACTTTCCAACTAATACAACCACCTTTAATATTAGTAGAACATTCCCATATAGGTTTAACAGATTTTCTCATTATGAAAAACATACCATTTTCAATCATATCTTTTCTAATAAATTTATCTAATACCCAAAATTCTTCAATGGTAGAAAATTCTAATAACTCTATATAACTTTCTAAACTCCAATCTATATTATCAGGGTTATGATACCAAAATGTATAAATTTCATTTAAATCAATACAATTTTTTTTCAAAGTATCATCCATTTTACTTACTAATAATTAATTAAATTAGTTAATAATAAAATAATAAAAGGAATTAAATAATTAATTTATTATTTATAATATATTTAATTATTTAATTATATGTATAATAAACTCATATTTTTTTAAATTAATAAAATAGTATTATTTAATAAATAATTAATACTATTTTTATTAATTATTTATTAAATAAAATATTATTAAATAATAATTACATAAAAAATAAAAATTAATTTATTAATTTTTAAAATGGAATTATTCTTACCTCTTATTATACTTATTATTCTTGGTTGTATTTATGCTGGTTCATTAAATACTGCTTCTAGTCGTTTAAATGTTGTACTTTGTATGTTAGTATTTATTATTTCTATTTGCTACATTCAATTAAACAATGATGCTTTTACTAATAGTAAAGGTTATGCTCCCATTAATTATGTTTTAAAAAATAACAATAAAAAGTGTGATGGATTAAATTATAAAGCCATTAATCAACAAATTAGTTCTACTGGTTCATATGATGGTGTAAAACTTGAATCTAATATGGTTACTCGACCTCTTATCAACCCCGTTACTATTTTTAATCCCGTTGGAGACGGTATTAAATTAACTCAACCTTTAGGTAATAAACATTTTCCTACGGTTGATGGTCAAAAAGATAGTGCGAAACACTTATTTACATTTGCTTATAATAATGTATCTCATGACTGCTGTGGTCATTCAAATATTTCTAGTGATATGGGTTGTGTTTGCTATAGCCCTGAACAATTAAAAATGATCCATGGTAGAGGTGGAAATATTTAAGAAGGTTTTAGAACATAACCCTTTTATATAATTAATTTAATAATTTAATTTTTTAAATTTTAATTAGTTTTTTAAATTTTAATTATTTTTTGATGAACACATAGTGGATTATTATCTTTTAATTGTTGTAATCCAGTTGTTTTAAAATCATATACACAACGATGACTTTCTGGTAATCTATGATTAATACAAAATCTTTTTTCACATCTACAAGATAAATCAGTTAATTTTAATTTTTTATTACATTCATTGTGATTACATTTATTTAGTGTTTCCATCTTAATAGTATAAATGTTTATTTATTATTAATACTTATTTATTTTTTTTATAAATCAATTTTTTATAAATTTATAAATAATCTATTCATTATGTGATTCATTATGTGATTCATTATTTATACATTATTATCTATATATTTATTATCTATTGGTATTTTATTATTATCTTTTAATTTTAATGTTTCCATTATAATATCTACATTCATCTTTGATATTATTTTTTCTAATCTTTTTTTTATATATCTTACACCTCCATAAGTATTATTACTATTATTATTCATATTTATTTTATTATTATTTATATTTATATTATTTATTTTTTTTATCTTTTTCTTTTTCTTTTTTTCAATAAGTTTATCAATAATTTTATGTTGTGGATTAGTATTAATATTATTATATTGCTTTTTACTATTTGAATTTTTATTTGGTTTAGTAGTTTTTTTATTGTAAAGTGAAATATTATATATAGATTTATATACATTAGGTTTAAGTATAATTTTATCTAATTGTTCCTCTAATAATTCTATTTTTTTATCTGTTCCTTCTCCAAATACATTTTTAACTACACTAGGTAATAAAAAATGTAGTGCTATATATTTCTTTTCAGTTTTTGTATAAGAATTAAATTTAATCATTTCCATTCTATCAAGTAATATTGGAGATATTTTTTCTTTATCATTAAAAGAAAAAATAAATGTTGCTCTAGATAAATCTAGTGAAATACCATCCATATAATCATCATTAAAATGACTATTTTGACTATAATCTGTTAAATGAACTAATAAATTAATTATTTCTTGACCTTTATCAGTATTACTTACTTTATCCAATTCATCAAAATAAAATATAGGGTTCATACATTGTGATTGTTTTAATGATTGAATTATTTTACCACATGCACTACCTTCATAAACATAATTACTCCCTCCTAAAAATGCTCTATCTTGGGCTCCTCCAAGAGATATAAAAATAAATGGTAATCCAAAAATAGTAGATAATCCATCTTTAATTAATGTTGTTTTACCTGTTCCCGCTTCACCGTGTATAGCAAATACAGAACCTAATGTTTTTGGATTACTTATCATTTTAGCAAGTATTTCTATGATATGGTCTTTTGTTTTGTGTTGTCCGTAAATAATAGTATCCATATACTCTTTAGAATCTTTCAAATAAGTTGCTGAATTTTTGATTTTTTCGTTATCTAAATAATGAGGTGTTTTATAAATATTAAATGGTATGTCTAATAATGTATCTATCCATTGCTTTAATTTAAAGTATTCATTATTATCTGGTGTCATCTGTTCTAATAATTGTAATTTATTTAATGCTATTTTTTTATAATATACATCTAACGATGAATTCATTATTTTAAATAAATGAGGTGTTTTAATTAATTTTAAATCTAATAATTCTGTAAATGATATAACTAATTTAGTTTGTTGTTCTATATCATAATCTAAAAAAAAATCAATATGATATTTAATAGTATCTAAGTTTAATTTAGGTTGATAATGTATTAAATTATCATAAAAATCATAAGTTTGTTTTTTTATTAACGTTTGTGTTTTTTCATCTATATTATTTTTATTATTTTTATTATTTTTAAGTTTAATGTGGTTATCAATATATTTTTTTATATCTTTATAATTAGTTTCATAGTCATCATAGTCATCATAGTCATTATTTTCTTCATATTCATTATAATCAGTATCATCACTATCAGTTTCTATTAAATCACTATTATTTTTATTAAACTTAACATATTTATTACTTTCTCTAGTATTGTATGGTTTAATATAATCTTTAACCCTAGAGAAATTAGATTTTATAGTTTCATCTAAATTAGTTCTTCTTTCTTTTTCGGATTTCATTTTTAATATTTAATTTATGTAATAGTATCTAATTTATGTAATAGTATCTAATTTATGTAATAGTATTTAATTTATGTAATAGTATTTAATATTATTTAATTTTATACTTATTAAATAAAAAATAAATAATATTAATGTAATATTTTTAAATAAATAATATTAAATAGTAAATACTAAATATAAAATATTAAATATAAAAATAAACTATTATATATAATATATTTTCTAAATATAAAAATTGAATTTATTAATCTTGTTAAATATTAATATTATTAAAAATATTAATTATAGTTAGAAGAAACATAATTAAATATAAGAAATGTCTAATTTAATTGATACAAATGAGAATAATATAGATATAGGATTTGTAAATGGTATACAATTTGGTATTTATAGTCCTGAAGTTATACGTGCAAAATCAGTTGTTCATATAACTTGTGATACTTTATATGATAGTAATGGTGTTCCTAAAATTAATGGTTTATTTGACTTACGTATGGGTCCTATTGAACCTAATGTTGATTGTAAATCCTGCGAACAAAATTATATAAAATGTCCTGGGCATTTTGGTCATATAGAATTACCTAAACCCATTTTTAATTTACAATTTGAAAGTGATATTATTAAAATTTTAAAATGTATATGTATTAAATGTAGTCGTCTTTTAGTAAATAAAAATGATAAAAAAATTAAAGAAATAATAAATAGCACTAAAAATAATAATAAAGAACGTTTTGAAAAAATATTTAAGCTTCTTCAAAAAGCACATCGTATTTGTGGAGCTATTGAAAAAAAAAATGAAACACTTTATGATAATGGTGGGTGTGGAGCAATTCAACCCTCTAAATATGATACTAAAAATTTAAGAACAACGTTTAAAATTACTACTGAATGGAAAGATGATAATGATGATACTCCTGTAAATATTATACAAAAATTTAATGCTGAAATCATCCTTGCTATTTTTAAACGTATTTCTGAAGATGATGCTTTAGTTATGGGATTTAGTCCTAAATGGTGTATGCCTAGTTGGCTTATTATGACTATTTTACCTGTAGTTCCACCCTGTGTGCGACCTAGTGTAAGACAATATAATAGCCAGCGTAGTGAAGATGATTTAACTAATAAATATTATGAAATTATTAAATGGACTAGAATGTTAAAAGAAAAACTTAAAAATACAACAATTTCACAAGATGATATTGATCTTTTAAATAATATGGTTCAATATAATGTCATTACTTTATTTAATAATGAAATTAAAGGTATTGCTCCATCTACAACCCGTGGTGGCCGTCCAATGAAAACATTAAAACAACGCCTTTCTAGTAAAGAAGGTCGTATTAGAAATAATTTAATGGGAAAACGTGTTGATTTTAGTGCTCGTAGTGTTATTTCTGCTGATGCTAATTTATCTATTGAAGAATTAGGTGTTCCAAAGAAAATTGCTATGAATTTAACTTTTCCTGAAGTTGTTAATAAAAATAATATTACACGACTTTATCAATATGTTAAAAATGGAAATAAAGTTTATCCTGGAGCAAAAAGTATTAAAAGAATTAAAGATGGAACTCAATATGTGATTATGGATAAAAATATAAACACTATACAATATGGTGATACAGTTAATCGTCATTTAATTAATGGGGATTGGGTATTATTTAATCGCCAACCTTCATTACACAAAATGAGTATGATGGGTCATCGCGTTAGAGTAATGGAAGGTAATACATTTAGATTAAATGTTGATGTTTGTAAGCCTTATAATGCTGATTTTGATGGTGATGAAATGAATATGCACGTTCCACAAAGTATTCAAACTGCTGTAGAATTAGAATATTTAGCAGCAGTTTCTAAAAATATTATTAGTCCTAGTTCAAGTTCTCCTATTATTGCTCCAGCACAAGATAATTTATTAGGTCTTTTTAAAATTACAGATGATAATGTCTATTTTTCTCACCAAGAAATTATGAATTTATTAGTTAGTATTGAAAAATTCAACGGTAATTTACCTGAACCCGACTATATTAATGGTTCAATTGTTAAATGGACAGGAAAACAATTGTATTCTTTAATTTTACCACCAATTACTTATAGTAAAAAATTTGATAAAAAATTAAAATCTATTACAATTGATAATGGTATTTTAAAAGAAGGTCAAATTGAAAAAAGTGCCTCTTCTGAGATATTACATAATATTGTTAATGATTATGGATCAAAAGAAGCAATTCGTTATTTAAATGATTTACAAAAAATAATTTCACGTTATTTAATTAGAAGTGGATTTAGTGTTGGTATTAGTGATTTAATAGTACATAAAGATATTAAAAAACGCAATGAAGATTATATTATTGATGCTAAAAAACAGGTTGTTGAATTGACAAAAAAAACTCATTTAAATATTCTCAGTAATATTTCTAATAATTTAGACCAACTCTATGATAGTAAAATAGCAATTATTAATAAAAATACAGTAGATACGATTGAAAAAGAAATTGTTGAGAAAATGCCTTTATCTAATCGTATTAATTATATTGTTACTAGTGGTTCTAAAGGCAGTGAAAAGAATATACAACAAATGATGTGTCTTTTAGGACAACAATCCATAGACCAAAAACGTGTCCCTCTTGGTTTTAGTAATCGCACTTTACCTCATTACCCACGTTTTGAAAATGGTATTGAAAGTCGTGGTTTTATTAGTAGTAATTTTATGAATGGATTAAATCCACAAGAATACTTTTTCCACGCTATGGCAGGAAGAGAAGGTGTTATTGATACTGCTGTTAAAACTGCTCACTCTGGTTATTTACAAAGAAAATTAATTAAATCAATGGAAGATTTAAAAGTTGCACACGATTATACAGTAAGAACAAGTAATAATGAAATAGTTCAATTCTGTTATGGTTATGATGGTTTTAATAGTATTAGTTTAGAAAAACAAAAAACGAACTTTACTAAAATTTCAATTGAAACCTTAACTAATGATTATTATATTGATGTAAATGATAAATTTGCTTTTGTATTGAAATCGGAACTTACAAAGATGAAAAATATAGAACATTGGAAAGAAACTATTTCTCATTATAATAAACATATTGAAGACATTATAACAGAATATCATAAGATATTTACTAAATTTAATAAGTTAGACGAAAAATTAGAATATCCTATTAATTTTAAAAGATTAATATTAAATACAACTCAATTATTTAAGCTTAATAACACATCTAATAAAAGTGATTTACACCCTATTGAAATTATTAACGAATTAAAAGAGATAATTAAATTTTGCCAACTTAACGGACAAACTAATTTAATTAGTGAATTATTAATTTGGGATTATTTATCACCTAAGAAACTTATTCGTGACCATAAAATTAATAAAATCGCCTTTAAACATATTATTACATCTATTAAATCTATTTATACAAATGCTTTAATTGAAGGTGGTGAAATGATTGGTCCAATTGCTGCTCAAAGTATTGGAGAGCAATCTACACAGATGACTTTAAATACATTTCACCACGCTGGTATTGGTTCTAAATCTTCTGTTACACAAGGTGTACCACGTTTAGAAGAAATTTTAAGTAATACTAAAACATTAAAACATAATTCATATGAAATCTATTTAACTGAAACTAATCGCTTTGATTTTGAAAATGCTGAAAAAATAAAAAACAATATTAATATGATTACTATTGGTGATGTATTAGAATCTAGTTCTATTTATCTTGAGCCAACAAATAATTATGATAATGTTTTACCAGAAGACCGTGAAATTATGGAGATTTATAAGTTATTTAATGAGATGACTAAAGATACAGACGCATATAATACAAATCCTTGGTTAATTAGATTAGAATTTAATAGAAAAAAATTTATTGAACATAAAATAACAATGGAAGATATACAAATTGTATTAAAAGAAAATTATCCTAATGTTTCACTTATGTTTATGGATGATAATGCTTCTAAACTTATATTTAGAATTAGAATTAACTTTGAAACAAATAAAGCAGATGATGATATACTTTTTATTGAAGAAAAAATAAAAGAAATTAGTGAAATAAATATTAAAGGTATTGATGGTATTACATTTATACCTTCTGATGAAAATTTATTACCAATTATAGTAAATAAAAATGGTTCATTTGTGGAGGAAAAAGAATTTACAATTACTGCAGATGGTTCTAAAAATTTAAACGCAACTATATTATTTGATATTTTAATGATTCCTGGAGTAGATGTTAATAGAACCTATAGTATTGATCCTAATGAAATGTATTCTATTTACGGTATTGAAGCAGCACGTTTTCAAATACAATATCAATTATTGAAAGTATTAAGTTCTAATGGTATTCATATTAGTCCGCGTCATGTTGATTTACTTTGTGATAAAATGTGTCAGAATAGTGATATTATGGCAATTAGTCGTTTTGGTATTAAGAAAGAAAATATTGGACCACTGGCTAAAGCAAGTTTTGAAGAATCAACAGACCAATTGCTAGAGGCTAGTCTTTTTGGCTCTTTTGATAATATTAAGGGTGTATCGAGTAATATTATGGTAGGTCAAATACCAAATTGTGGAACAGGTGATAGTATTGTTTTATTAGATGAAGATTTATTAAATACATATGATGAACCTGGCACTATGACTACAATTGATGAAGAAAAAGAAAATGAAGACCTTGATAGTTATTTTAAAACATCAGAGTATTGTAATGATATTAATGTTAAAATGTCATTGAATGATGTTACTACATTTATTGAAGATTATGATTATTATCCTGAAGTTAGTGTTGAATAAATTATTGGCTAACTTATAAATTTATTATTATTGTATTATTTTATTGTTATTTTATAATTCTATTTATTTTTTATTATTTTTTATTAATATAAACATAATCTATCTAGATACTTTATTTAACAATCGCATTACTTTATTTTATATAAGTTTATAATAAAAATATAATTTATATAAAAAATGATTATTATAGACAACAGAGAACATAAACTAATAGAATTAATTAAAAATACACCATCATTTATTATACCTTATGAAATTAAAACTTTACAAATTGGAGATATTATTATTTCATCATCTAAATATCCTGATAAATCATTAATTATTGAACGAAAATGTATGACTGATATGATTTCTAGTATAAAAGATGGTCGTTATAAAGAACAAAAAATTAGATTACAAGCCGAAAGGAATAATTCAAATACTATTATTTGCTATTTATTAGAGGGTTTAATTAGTGATTTAAGAAAACCTAATGATAAAAACCTTTTATATGGAAGCATTATTAGTTCCATATTTAGAGATACTATACCTATTATTAGAACAACGTCATTACAAGAAACATTAGATATTTTAATAAGATTAGATGAAAGAATGAATAAAAATATAAATGATTTCTTTACTTTAAAAAATAATAATGTAAAACAATATATTGAAATTAATGATACTCCAGAAAAAATTATAATCAATACTAGTAATATTAATGTAAATACTATTAATACTAATAGTTTTACTATAGATACACCTATTATTCTAAATGATAATTTAAATAATAAAAATAATAAAAATAATAATAATAAAACTAATGAAACTAATGAAACTAATGAAACTAATGAAACTAATCAAACTAATCAAACTAATGAAACTAATGAAACTAATCAAACTAATCAAACTAATGAAACTAATGAAACTAATGAAACTAATAATTTATATTTACACTCTATTAAAAAATGTAAAAAAGATAATATGACTCCTAAACTATGGAACCAACTTATACTTACAAATATACCTGGTATAAGCACATCTATTGCTATTAAAATTAATGAAGTGTATCCTACACTTACATCTTTACTCAATGCTTATACTAATTGTGAAACAGATAATGATAGAATTAAATTATTATCTACTATTCTTCTTACACATACAGAAAAACAAAAACGACATATAGGAAAAGTTATTAGTAAAAGAATATATGAATATTTATATCTAGATAATTAAATAAAATAATAATTAAAAATAAAATAATAATTAAAAATAATATAAAAATTGATTTATAAAGAATAGTAATATTAAAATAACAAATATCTATTTTAATTTTTTGAACTTATTTAAAACTATTTAAAAACTATTTAAAAACTATTTAAAAACTATTTAAAATGAATGATGATTTTAAATATCTAGATAAACTTATTGCAAATTATAAAAGTAATGAAACTAATACACTAATTAAAGAATTAGAAATAATAAAAATGAGTTGGACAAAACATAAATTATATAGTGATACTAAAGTAGAATGGGATGATTTAGATGAAGAAGAAATTAAGTTTAATACATTAAGAGAAAAAGATAAAATTTATATTGAAAGTTTAATATCAAAAAATACTAATAATAGTAGTAATAACTCAGAATTGGAAGAATGCGAAGCAGACTTAGGAAAAGGATTTAAAATAAATGATACTAGTTTTAGTATAGAAAAAAATAATGATAAAATAAAAATAATTAGACCTAAAAAAATATTTGGTGATTTACCTGGTGTAAAAAAAAGAGGTCAATTTAAAACTTCTCAAGAAATTGGAGCAACTTGTAGTGTAAAAGAAGAAGACCAGAAAACAGAATTTTATGATTTAAACACTGTTGTTGATGATACAATCAAAACAATTAGAGAGATACACCAAAATTCTGATTTCATCAAATGGATACAAGAACATTTTACGGGAAATGGTAAAATAAAACAAACACTTAGTTCTTTAAAGCCACTAATGAAAACACCATTGTTTAGTATATCAAATAAAAACCGTATCGAAACAATTTCATCTTATAAATCAGCTTCTAATCAACCTAGAATAAATCTTACGATTAGAAGTAAAACTACGTTTAATATCAATTTGATTGAAGAACTTTATACTCAAATAGTCTATATTCTTCATAATAATTTACATACGTATGATGTTGATAAAATCATAGCAATCTTTGATTTGCTAGTTAAAAATAAAGGCAGTACTTTACTTGCCTATATTTCAAGCAAAACATTAGATAGTGATAAGTATTGTATTAAATCTTAAATCTTTAATCTTTAATCTTTAATTCGTAATTCTTTTAAAACGTATCATTTTTATATTTTTCATATATAATCAGTTTATCTAGAATATACTGACAATCTTTAATATTTTTTTCTTCACATAAAATATAAGTATTAAAAATAGATAAGTATTCTAGAATATCTTTCTTTACTACACTATCTAATTTTAATAATGATATAAACTTAGATGTTATTAAGTGTTTAATTTCTGTTTTTAATTTATTTGTATATCCTTTTGATAAATCTAATTTTATATTTTCAAACAATAATAATAATTGTATAAAAATATAACATAATCCAGTAATATCGTTTTTTTGTTCTAGAGATAAAAATTTATTAGTATGGGAGATTTGTCTTAATAGTAATGGTGTAATTAAAGATGGTGTTGTTGATTTACATTTATTAATAGTTGTAAGCATTGAATTTATATAACTATTTTCATTATTAATACTGCAACCTAAACCAAAATCTGTAAATTTTATGTTTATATCATCTACTTTTTTATGAGTAGATATTAAAATAGAATTTTCATTTATATTTTGATGTGCAATATTATTTTGATGGATTTTAGACATCGCATATAATATTACTTTTATAATATGAAATAAAATATTATAGTAATTTTTAGGTGTCATTTTATGAAAATATTTTTTTAAATGACTTAAACTATAACCATCAAATATTGGAAAAACTGTAAATACTTGATTATCTACAATGCGATGTTCTACACAAGGATTAATATAATTTTTTGTTATTTTATTAGATGATAAAAACTTTAATAAGTTTAGTTCAAAAATTAGTTGCTCCAATTGCTTTTTATTGTACAATGGTTCTAGAGTTATTTTTTTACATATATATTTATTATTATTAGAGTCATATGTCATATATAAACTACCTTGAATACCTTCACCTAAATATTTTGTTAAAGTATACTCATTTTTTTTGTATTGGTTATTATTATGATGTTTATAATTATTTTGATCTTCATTATTTTTTGTATGTTTATAATTATTTGGTTGTTCTAGAGTAGTATTAAAATTATTATTAAAAATACTATTAATTAAAGAAACATTTCTATTATAATCATTATACTGATTAAGAGTAGTATTTATAGTATTTATAGTATTTATATTAAGTTGTTGAGCATTATTAGACATTTTATTAGGCTTATCCTTAAATAAACGGGTTTGTTTATTAAATGATAAACCTAAAAGAGCTTTTTAAAGCCTTGAACTTATTTGACGGTTATTATATTTAAAGTAGATATTTATTTGAGGATAAGCCCATTATATTTATTATGTAATATAAATTATACTATTAATTAAAAAGAGAATTAAAATAGTTAAAATTAAAATAGTTAAAAAAGAAAAATAGTTAAAAAAGAAAAATAGTTAAAATTAAAATAGTATTAAATTATTTTTTGATTAAACATAAGGTTTACTAAATGGTTCTTCTTCATATTTAAAATTAGGCATAATACTTCCTACATTGCTTAAAGATACATCTGTTTCAGTATCGGCTACTTCACCTTGAGGATTTAATTCAAGAACATTAAGAGGTAATCCTCTATCTACAAGTCCTGTTAATTTAAGAGGATTTGGACTAGATGATATACATACAGGTGGTCTATATTGAGGCATACTCCAATTTTCAGGAGGAACATAAGTATAACCAGGAACAAATTTTTTAGCATCATTATAGTTTTGAACTCTTAAAGCATCATCTGTATTATTACTAAATGTATTATATTGATTACATTTATTATTATCTTTATATTTTTCATAAACATCTAAATTAAATTCAGCACCTTTAAAAGCATCATTCCATTTATTATTATTCGTATTTCCAAATCCATTTTTATTTTTACCAATTAATATTTTAGGACTAAATACACTTTTGATTTCATCACCATTTTTTAATTGTTTTGTAATTTGTGTTGGTGTTGAATTAGTATTTGAATTATTACTATCTTCAAATAATTCTTTATTATTAATACCAACACCAAATAAACTATTAACTTCATTTACAGCATTTTTATCAACAATACTATTTTGTTTTAATTCATGAATATCTTGTTTTAATTTATTAATGGTTTTTTGTTCATTTTCAATATCAAAATATTCTTCAGACTCTTCTGAATTTAAAATAACATCAAATTTATCTTTAGTTGTCTTCTTAGATGAGTGATTAGTTGATTTTGTATTTAAATGTTTATTCTTTTTATTTATTTTTGATGATTTTTTTCCTTTAGAAACAAAACTTTCATAAGTATTCGTTTTATTTAATTTATTATCAATCACAATATAATTATAAGAGGCTCTAACAATAGCAATAAACGCAATAGCGAATAAACATATTTCTGGTAAAGTTAATTTATTATTATATTCATTATAAAAAATACATAATGCTATAACAATTAATATTAGTGATAGTAAATTTAATTTATACATCTAACTTTAATATTAGGATTATAAGTAAAATAAAGTTTTATAAGTAAAGTAAAGATTTAGAAAATAATTTAAATTATTTACTTCTAGTTATATACTATTTATATATTTTTTATAATTTTTTATATATTTAATTTAATAAAATATATTATTTATTAAACTATTAATAAATTAAATATTTAATAAAAATTTATTAGTAAAAATAAAGTATAAAACCGAAATGAAATGGATAAAGTAATTAGTATATAGTGCCTTGATATAGTAGTAATTTAACTATTATGAATTTGACAGAAGGAACACCAAATATACTAGAACACAATTCAAGAATAAAAGAACTTAACAGTTATTATATAGTATATATTTTAATAATACATTAAAATATAATTTGAAATTAATTATTTAATTAAATTAAATAATTAAAAATAAATATCTACTTTAAATATAATAACTGTCAAATAAGTTCAAGGCTTTAAAAAGCTCTTTTAGGTTTATCATTTAATAAACACACCCTTTTATTTAAGGATAAGCCTAATATAAACTATTAAAAAATAATTGGTAATAAAATAAAATGTTAAATACTGCTGGAATTATATTAATTATAATAATATTAATTACTCTTACTTATTGTTTAAGAAGCAAATCATTAGATAATTTTATAGTCTTTGTAGATGATGTCGTTATACCTTCTAGTTGTTATAATTACTTAGTTACGAATGGAAAACAATTTTTTCTTTTAAATAGTAAAAAAATGATAGATGGAACAACTAATCCATTGACATTTAATACTAAAGATGAAGCATTAACTTATTTAAAAAATTCGTCTTGTCCTGAAAATATTCCTTTCGTTGATTTAGTTATGAAAAAAAAAAATGATGACCCTACTGTATCTTATGAAAGACAATGTAATAAAAAAGTAGCACCTAATTTATTTGACATTGATGTTTGTGGTAAATATGGAGTTGATAATGATAGTTTAATAAATAAATACTTAAATAAATTAAATAAAATAGAAAATGATAAAAATACATTTGCTGATTACAATGTTGAAACGTGTATGATGGATAAAGTAATGAATGAAAATAGTGAGTTAGATGATACACATTTTAAATCTTATTTCTCTAATTATTTTAATAATATAAACTCTAATATTGATGAAAAATTCTTATATATATCAAATTAAATTAATATTTGTTTTTTATTTTTTTATAACTTTACTTTATTTTTACATTAAAAGCATCATTATAAGTTAATCCTTGTAAAATACTACCTAGGCATATTCCTATAAATAAAGCAAATAATGGTGTATATTTATACATAAATACAATTGGTATTAATATTAAAAATAATAATGTAAATATCATCCAATGATGTAAATGATATTTGTTATTCATACATTTGATTATTATTGAATGAAATAATAGTGGTTTTTTAGTTTAACCATTATCCATTATTAAAAAAAATGTTAATCCTATTAAAAATCCATAAACTAAATATAAATTCATAATTATTAGTATTCTAATACTTTTTATTTATTTACTATTTACTATAAATATATTTTTTTTATATTTATCTATTTTATAATCTAAAAGGAAATAATTTCTCTCTATCCATTTTACATATTTTACCTTGTCCTAATACTTTATATGTATAATAATTTATAATTAAATAGACAAACCCAAAGAAGAAAGCAAAAATAGCACTTAATATTCTTTGAGATAATTCTTGGTCAATATTACAATTAAGAGATACTGATAAACCTAGGAAGTTTAAACATAATATTCCTACTAAAAAAGTATATTTTAATACTAAAAATATATAATCCGTTAATTGGTCTTGATAAGTGACAGATTCTTTATTTTTTGCTGATGGTGATACACTTATCATATCAATAACTCCTTCAAATGATGTTGCCCCTACTTTTTTATCTCCATTATTTTTTTCATCTTCAAATTTTTCCTGGGTTTCATTATTGTATTTATTACTTAATTTAGTATTTAATTTACTATAGAGTTTTTTTTTATTAGACTTACTTTTATTACTATTTTTTAATTTCATTCTGGATACTATTTAGTTTATACTTTATATTTTAATTATATAAAATAATATTTTATAGTTTATTATTTATTTTATATATTTATTTTTTATCTATAATTTAATTATATATAATGGACTTATCCTCTAATAAATAAGTGTATTTTTTTTAAATATTGTATTTCTAATTAAATATAATGTATTTTAAATTTTATTTTGAAAATAAAATTATGTTTATATTATTATTTAATAATATATTATTTCAAAATTTATTTCTAATCTAATAATTGATACTATGATTAACTATTATTTAAAAATATTTTTAAAAATATACCTTTTATAAATATAATTAAAATTTAAAATTTATAAAACGCGCGAAACATAATTGTAAATCTAATTTAAACAACCTAGATATACTAAACCTTCAAATTTTAAAATATGTTTTTCATATCTGGTATTTAATGATTTATTTTGTTTTAAAAAGTTATTAACATGTTCTACTCTCATTCTATTTTGTAGTCCTCGTTTATCTTCTATTGTATTTTTATCTATTTGGTTTTGTTTATATGGATATATTAAATTTATATGGTGACTATTTAATAGTCTTGTTTTTAATTTAATAGAATTATAACCTTTATCAGCATATAAATATTTGAAAAATGTTTTAGGTAATGTTTCAATTAATAAACACACCCGTTTATTTAAGCATAAGCCTAATAAATTTTTACAAAATAGTTTTATAAAATTATTAAACTATATTTATAAATTATAAAAAATAAAAAGTAAAAATAAAAAAGATGTATCTAGAATGAAATAGAATAAAAATAATCTAATTTGCGTATTTGAGACCACCGATACCTCCCATAATAGACAATATATCATAATTAACTGCAAATACAAATACATTATAATTATAAGGTGAACTAGGTGTAGTATAACCAGTTGATTTTAATTCGGTTAATATTAAATCTAGTTTTTTATTATCTAATGAAGACATATTAATAGCACCTGTTGGTTGTATATCTGAATTATCTAAAGCAAAAGAATATGTATATATACCTTCTTTTGGCATATTATTATTAGAATTAAAATTTTCCAGTAAATTATAAAATACAGAATCTTTACCATTAATACGAGATGTTTTAGGTGTATCATTATTACTAACATTACCTGTTGTAAGTTCATTACCTTGTATTTTAAATGTTGCTGATTTTAATAAATTAGATGTTTTATAATATTTTATAGTAGTATCATCAATTGTTAATGATGAACCGTGTGGGTTAAAATAACCATTAGAATAAGGTGGTATTGTTTCTTGATTCCAATTTGTAAAATTAGACCATTCATTGACTTCTTCCATATCTGTCCTACGTATCATAAATACAATTTGTGATACTGGTTTATTAATATTTTTTAAATCCACTTGTATATTATTTTGTTTATAAGTTTCTTCTATTTTTTGAACTTGAGTTATTAAATAATCGTGTGATGTTATAGCAAAACGTTTTCTTTCTTCATTATCTAAAAATATATTATTTATTTCTAAACGTGGGGTAATCACCAAACCATTATCTGTTGTTGATGGTGAAAAAAAATTACCTATATAATGACTTACTGTTGTTGGTTTAATTCTATAACCTGATGACGGGTCAATAATAGTGTATAATTCACTTAAGCGTCTTAATAAAAATCTTACTTTTAATTCTGACCTTTGTGTTGCTATTAATGGAAAACTAAGCGACGCATATTTATTAAACCAAAAAATAAGAGGTAAATACACTTTTCTATTTATAATAGAAGGAGCATAAGCAGTGGAAGGATAAGTTCCATTATTTCCAGGAGCATTCGCAGGATTATATAATTCAGGCACATGACCTATCATTCTATAATAACCATCTTTTTTACCTTCTTTATAATTTAATTCACTATAAGCATGAAGCCATTCAGCATAATGTTTATCTAAATTTTGATTTGTATCTAATTGTATAGATACTTCTTTTACAATATATTCACCAATACGTTTAATCCATTGAAATTGATAGGTTGAATTAGAATAAATATCTGGTAATTCAAATGTTAAATACATATCTTTTATAGCATCACCATCACGAGGTATTGTAAATTCTACTGTTTTTTCACTATCCCAAGACAGATCATTATCTGTCGTTGGTTGAACTGTTATAAATTCAGTAGCAAAATTCGTATATTTTCTATACACTGATTTAAAATGTGTAATTTGTGGGTTAAGCGTTAAAAACGCCATACGGTCAGTATTCCCATATTCAATTTGTAATAAAGCACCAACAGTCATTTTTTTATTCTATTTATTTAAATTTTATGTTTTATGATTTATTTTTTATGTCTATATATTGACTATATAATTAATTATTTATATTAGGCTTATCCTTAAATAAACGAGAGTGTTTATAAATTGATAAACCCAAAAGAGCTTTTACAAGCCTTGAACTTATTTGAAGGTTATTATATTTAAAGTATATATTTATTTTTAATTATTTAATTTAATTAAATACTTAATTTCAAACTATATTTTAATATTACATTAAAATATATACTATACAATAACGGTTAAGTTCTTTTATTATTGACTTGCGTCCTAGTATATGTTGTGTTCCTTCTGTAAAATTTATAATATTTAAATTACTACTATATCAAGGCACTATACACTAATTACTTTCTCTATTTCAGTTTGGTTTTATAAATTAGGTTTGAAAGCATATAAGTTTTATAAACATTAATATAAGTATTGTGTGTCGCTTTAACTTTTTAATCTTATATATATATATATATATCAATATAAGATAGAAAAACAGTATTCTAACTTAATAAATAAGTAATTTTGTTTAAATTAAAAAATATGTAATTAATTTTAGTGCAAATTAAATTATACATTATATTATTAACTAAATAAACTATACTTATAATATATAAACCACGCTCATTTATTTAAGGATAATCCCATTATATTATTCTATTTTTATATTTTATATTAAAAATATTAAAAAATTAAATTTAATTATATAATTTCGTTTTACAATGGTAAATAAATAAGTAATATAAATTTAAGTTTAAGTAAAAACTAAAAATACTTTAAAAATGTCTATTACAACATCTAAATATACTATGACTTCCATAAATAAAAATGATATATCAAAAACAGTATCACTAGATTTAAATATCCCTACACTATCAGACACCTGTAAAATTATGGATAGTAGAACATTAAAAGACTTTAAAAATCAAACATTTGGTGGTTATAATATTAATAGAGTAAGTTCAGCATTAGAAAAAGCAATCTTTGAAGATAAAATAGAACCAGCATTACATTGGGCACTACAACTTTTTCTTTCAGGTCTTATTACGCCATTATGGAATAAATTATTATCTCTAGCAAGTAAATCTATTAACATCTATAATCCAAAATTACCTGAATTTTTATATAATAAAAATTATCAATGGGAAACAATTATAAATAATAAAAAATATGATAAAGAAAATGTATTATTATTACGTAATCATCCTACTATTAGATTATTACTTGCTGAAATGATTTCTGTATTAGTATTGTCTAGAAAACATAAACTATATACTTTACCAAAAATAAAGAAAAATGAATTTATTATTGATATATTTAAATCCAAATTAGAAGCAAAAAATAATAAACTAATAGAAACAATTATACAAGATGAAGACCCAAGTGAAATACGTATTGCTATAAATGAAATGGCTTATCATATGTATAATAAAAATAGTAATAAAACATTATATTGGTTAAGTTGGATTATTGAATGGGAGAAAATTAATTCTAAAAAATATGGTAAATATGAATGTGCTTTAAGACCTATTCAAGGTATAGATGCTAAATATTTTAAAGATATATTATGGTTAATTTGGGAGGTCATAAATAAAATTGCCAAGTTAAAATGTTCTTATACTACAACTTCCGAATGGAATAAACAAATACAAAATCTATGGGGTCTCTATATTAATAATTTTACACCCTCATCAATAAAAAGAAAACAAAATTATATAATATGGTCTATACTCTATATAACTGAAACCATTGATTATGTTATACCTTTAATAGATAGACCTGAATTATTATTTCAAAATTTATTAGGGTTTGATAAAATAATCGTTAATTTAAAATCTCAACAAGTCATAGATAATAATACAAATAATAAATTAATGAATGTCGTTGTTGAAAATAATTATATGAAACCTGAAAATTATGAAGAATTAGAAAAAATAAAAAAACAACAACAACACTTAAAATTACAAGCTGAAAAAGAACATCTTGCTAAACAAAAAAAAATTAATGTCGAAAGTCTAGATAAACTTACTGAAATTAGTAAATTAGATAAATATTTATTTGCTTAACTTATTTATTATTTGCTTAAACTATAATTTTATTTTATAACATTAAATATATTCATAAATATTAACTAATAATAATTTTTTTATAATGGTTAAATTTTTATTAGAATTTGATAATAAGACATATATTTATAATCATATATATAATAATAAAAATTATATAAATAATGTGAAAAATAATGTGAACAATAATATAAATAATGTTAACAATAATATAAATAATGTGAACAATAATATAAATAATGTTAATCTAACATTATTAGATGTATTTATTCAAACTCTTTCAGATACTGATAAACATAATTTAAAACAAAATATAAATCACTATTATTTTATTCATAATAATAAATTAATAAAATATCAAACTTTTGTTAATGATATTATTATTGATAATAATTATAATAAAAAAATTATAAATAATGTGTTTAATACTATTAAATGTTTATACAAAGTTAAAGGTGGTATTCCAGGATTAATGGATGCTGTTGATGCTATTATTAATATTATTTTTAAACCAATAATAGCACCTTTTGAAGATATTGGTGAGTTATTTGTTAAGTTATTAAATCTAGTTATTTGGTTGGCAATGTTAACTTGGTGGTTATTACAATTTATATTATGGGTAGTAGTAGATTTATTAAATCCTCTTAATTTTCTTGGAGATTTTTTTAATACATTAATTATATTAGTATTAGCAATTTGTAGAATACCTGTAGATATATTTATGACACTATTATCATTTTCTGTTAATTTAATGGGAACATGGATGCAAGGATTTTGGGGATGGGACCAATCTGGACTTACAAAAAATGATAGAGAAAGTAAATATTTTAAAAACTTAAATAAAAATAAAGGTAAAAAATGTTATTTAACGAATAGTAATACGGTTCCTTTTAGTGTTGTTCTAGGAACTATATTATGTCCTCCAATAGGTGTATTTATGGATATGGGCTTAACTGGATGGCTTAATATAATTGTATGTATTTTTCTTACATTACTCTTTTATATACCTGGATTAGTATATGCTTTGTTAGTTATTTATTCATAAATATTTATAATGATGATTAATATTGATTAATTAAATAAATGAAAAAAAATTAAAAAATAAATATAATTACTTTAAATAATTAAATTAAATAATTAAAAATAAATATCTACTTTAAATATAATAACCGTCAAATAAGTTTAAGACTTTTAAAATATCTTTTGAATTTTTTAATTTATAAACACTCACATTTATTTAAGGATAATACTAGTATATATTTTAATGTAATATTAAAATATAGTTTGAAATTAATTATTTAATTAAATAATTTAAAATAAATATCTACTTTAAATATAATAACCCTCAAATAAGTTTAAGGCTTTTAAAAGCTCTTT